TTTCTCTCATTACTTAGAATCCTTCAACAATCTAATCAACTCATTTGCATATCTTCTATACTCCGCCGACCACGCCGCCGACCGCGCCGACCACGCCGCCGACCACGCCTCCGACCGCGCCGCCGACTCCGCCGACCACGCCGCCGACCACGCCGCCGACCACGCCTCCGACCGCGCCGCCGACTCCGCCGCCAACTCCGCCAACTCCGCCGCTTCTAGATCCCATTCGCCTGTATTTATTGCTGATTCGTGCAAATTTAAAACGCCTCGCATCGCCGAAACAACTTGATCCATTAACTCTTCTGACAAGTTATGCTGCAACAGTATTCTGTCAATCCCTTCTTTTAGAATAAAAGAACAGAACTTCCATTTAACAGGTTCAAGATTAACGCCTGTAGGAACAGCAGAAAGAAAATCGACCGCAAACTGACTATTATCACCTACAGGAAGATTTTCAAAAAACGAATCCTGAAGCCTTGCAAGCCACTCAGGAATACCAAGCGCCTCTTCGAATACTTTATGCTCTGAAGTTTTATACGATCTACCAAAGATTTTATTAACGGAATCAATCGTACACCCAATGGCACATCCTTTAAATTTACTATTGAGTTTTTCGTAAGCGCCTTTAATAAACTGATCTTTTTTTTGATGATTTTTCATTTCAGCGACTACAAGAGCCTTAAGATTTTCATCGTTATGATAACTTAACATTTAAATTACCCCGCATTAAAACAATTAGAAATTTCAAGTGCAAATTCTTTTTTCATAAAAACTTCACTAAAAACACCATTCAATATACTTTTTTCCATTTCCAATATTAGAGACAAGCAAGGTTTGTTTAATTGCTCAATGAAATAATATCCAAAATCATTTAATATTGACTGAATTCTATCTTCAGCATACTTATTAATCTTAACAATTGCCATAATTGTTTCGCATAAATGTTTTTTACCATCATCCATAAATTGAAAATCTTCACCTAGTTTAACTGCGCTCATAAAGAATGCTCCTGTATTATTGGAAGAATATTTTCAATACTGTCTTTAACAAATTCTCGATCGCTTTTTGAATTGCAAACAAATATATATGCCTTTAAATCATCAATATCACATTTATACCACTTAGCGTAATATTCAAAGAACTGCTTCAACTTAGCCTCTTCTTCAAAATATTCTGGCTTTACTGAAAAAGAGTGAACCCTTGTGTTTCTTACTTCTTCTGAAAAATCCTTTCTTGACATAATATCAATCACATTACTTTTCATTTTTTATATCCTATAATATAAGCCTTACGACATTAAAACAAAAAAACAAACAATAACCATAAAAAAAGAACATATTGAAATAGCTATCATTTTTTCATATCCATTTAGACTCTCCTTTATATAACATTTAAACCTTGTTATATAATAATTATAGAAACCAACATAAAAAAATACAAGGACAATAGTAGTTTATTTTTGTGAGCATTTGTCCTTTTATATTATATATTTGACAAATAATCTTTAAATACAGATATTGCTTCATCAGCTGAATAACAAACATTGCACTGATAGCCCATAGCTTCTAAAAGTGGAATCATCCTAGACTGGGCAGGCGAGAGTTTATTTTTACCATACTTAAACTCAATAAAAAGCCCATGATAATTTTTATTTGGAATTGCACAAAACACGTCTGGCACGCCAGGTGTCAACCCAGCCTTACACATAATGAATAGTTGGATGCCTGTTCTAATGCCCTCGTTTGGGATTGAGAAACAGACATCCACATATTTTTTATGAGCCAGCTCCAGATACTGAAAAAAAACTATTTGCTCTTTCTGTTCTGGGTAATTTTTCTTTTTCTTAAAACGGAACACCATCGGCCTCGCTAAGCTCTTGGCTAAAGCTTTTTCCAGATTCAGAGATAGGCAAGCAACCTGCATCTTTTAAATCTCTTGCCAATTCTGGCGCTAGAAACAATGATGTTGCTTCATTTGATTTTGGTTTAATGAAACATTCAATCTTTGGATATATTTTATCATTGTATGAGCGGCTTCCTAGCAATAACATGCCGCTTTCACCGATTAGATTTTCAAGCTCAAAACTTTCTTTGTTCTTTATAGCTGACTCATAAACAAAAGTTAAAGCAGGGTTATTTATCGCATAAACAATTCCTTTTAGATTCTCTTTTCCAAAAACAGGCTCAAAAACAGAATGCGTTTTATTACCATCTAAAACAATTATAGATAAATTACTGTAACTATTTCCTTTCTGAGTCTTAAGGTCGTACCCGTTCTTATCTGTGCTAATAACTCCCTTCACAAAGAATTCATATTTACCTGGCTTTACTTCTTCGAACTTTTTCTCTTGTTGCATAAATAGTGCTCCATGATACCAATTAATTTAAAAAATTCATTAACGAGTTACCGTTAAAAAAATATAATAAAGAATATTGTACAAAAAGTCAACAAAAATAAAATTACTTTACAACAATTTAAAAAACATATAATCTCCGCCATGATTCGGTCGATTGACCAGCTAGCATTTAATTATGTCTTAGCCTAAGTTTTTTAAATTGACGCTGCAAATGTCAATCTCCGCAGCTCAAGACTTTGCTAAGATTTAAATGCTAGCTTTTTTCTTCCTCCATCTTTAAAATTATATTTAAATGACTTTTTGAAGCTTTGTAAATATTATCTTCCGCAATTGTTTTTACTTCCTTATTTTTTAATTTTTCTATCCTGGATATTAGCTTTTTCTTGTAATCAGAGCCTAATATTTTCCATGTATAAACCATTGTTTGAACATGCTTTTTTTCTTTACTTTCCTCTGAGTCATCTGTGACAAAACCTATTTGCCTTTGTTTTTTATTTTCATTAATTTTTGGAACAAAAGCGTCATGGTAGGCTGGCTTAAAAGCTGTGCAAACAGTGTAGAATTGCATTACGGACTTTGGCGGCCATTTTTGATACTCGGTTTTCATATTCAAAATATCTAACAAACCTCCAATAATTTGGCAAACGCTTAAATCACTTAACCCACTAAGCCAAATAGTCAATGTGGCATTTATTCCATCCATATCTTCAATATTTTCATAGCTATCAGAATTTTTATCATAATAATAATCTGGAACCACTGAAAAATACTGGCTTAAAGTCTCCAATATTTTGAAAACTAATCCTTCTTTTACGTGAGATGGAAAATTTTTTAGCTTTTCTCGCGAAACAATATTTTCTAGAATAATCTCTGGAATTTTATAAATCCAAATAATTTTGTCATATATCTCACTTTTGTTCATTTACTTTATTCTCCTGCCTTGAAGTTAGTAAGTTTGTTACATTATTTTCTACTTTTGGGTTATCCGAGAGGTGAGGAAAATATTTATCGCCCATTTTTCTCAACATGTTGACCTGAGACTTTTGCCTTTCCACAAAACCTAATTTTAAGCCCGTGGAGACGTTTTTATTTTTAGGGCTTGCCTGAGTGCCTAAAATGCAAATAAACGTCTCTATCTTCTCAGGATTGCGAAATATGAGGTCTATCGAATCATAAATTACACCCCTATCATTCTGCCCACGGTGAAACGGAGAACTTTTAGCTCCGTCAACGGCTCTTTTAAGTTCATCAACTGTGAACCCATGCTCGAGCGCTGAAATTATTTTTGCAGTTCTTTTTTTATCAATCTTTGACCTTTCACGATTCATAACTTTACGCCAGTAGTCAAAGACCTCGCCAATTTCAATCTTCCAGTTTTTTTTCTTCGAAATTTTTGGAGATTCTTTTTCAGAAAAAACAAAAGTCGGGTTTGCATCAAACTCGACAATAGATTGGGTAGTATTAGGTTCTAATAATTGTATATAAGGTAGGGGTGTCAGGGTGACACCTGCTTCTGGTGTCATGGTGACACCAGTCTGGTGTCTGTGTGACACCTGATGATTGATTATTTCATTATTATCTGGTGTCAGGGTGACACCTGCTATAGGTGCAATTTCTTGATTTACTGGAAGCGTATTTTTTAAATTTAAGCTACTAGAGTAACTTTTATATTGTTTTTCATAAGGAACCCTTAGCTCTTCTAAAAGTTTTATATTAATTTGATAACTTACTTTGTCATGGCTTCCGGTAGATCTTTCTCCAAAATGAATTAAAACGTTTTTCTTTATTAAAGAATTTAAAGCGCGAATTAGAGATGACCTAGAAAGCTTTGTATCACTTAATAGTCTTTTAATTCCAGGAGAAATATCTTTTCCGTCCTTGTTTCCGAAAAATGCCATCCTAGTTAACAAACTTGTCTCTGTAAAGTTCAAAAGCTCTTTTGGAGCTTCTCCTATTAGCCTTACGATTTGAAAAGTATTCATTGTTTTCTCTATTTAATATCAAAAAAGTTGTTTAATTTCTCGAAAAGTTTAATTTCAGATCGAGATGTTACATTTAGCACAATAATTATTTTTTTAAAACGCAAAACATAATGAAACTGCATTATCCTAACTAAAAATACGTTAAATGCTCACAAGCAAGCCAAATGCTCACAAAATTTATATAATATGTCTCACATACAATTTTTTTATATAGCCTATAATTCGAATTGTAAAGCAATACTGATTTTTAAAAATGGAGTCAAAAAAATGACACTTACGCCAGAGCAAATAGAGTCAAGGAAACTAACGATAGGCGGCTCAGATATAGGGGCGATTATTGGAGAGAACAACTATAAGACCGCTTATGATGTTTGGGAAGAAAAAGTAGAGGGTAAAAATATAGATTTAAGCAAAAATAAATCTGTTGTAATTGGAAATCTTTTAGAGTCGGAACTTCTTGAAAAATATAGCAGAGACTACAATAAAAAATATTGTAAATGCGGAACAATTAACCACAAAGAATATAATTTTTTATCGGCAAATTTAGATGGAGTTTCAGTTTCAGAAAATCTTAATGTTGAAAATATCATAGAGATAAAAACTGCGTCGTGTTTCAATAAAGATGAATGGGGTGAATCTGGATCTCAAATAGTTCCAAAACAATATTATGCACAGATAGCTCACTATATGCTAGTAACAGGATATGATAAAGCAGATATTTTCGTAGGTTTTATTGATGATAAAATTGTTGGTGAAATTTTATGTGAATTAAATAGAGTTATAGAAAATATAGACAATACTCCTAACTTTTCAGAAATAGTAAACAATATTGAAACAAGGTTGTATACATTTCATAGAGATGAAGAAATTGAAGGACTTATCCTGGAAGCTGGAGTTTCATTTTATGAAAATCATATGAGGCCATGGATAGAAAACGGAATAAAAAATCATCCGCAAATGGATTTCTCTAATAAAGGTTTTCAAGAATGTTTAAGAAAAAAATATTCAATAGTTGAAGAAAGTGAAATAATGCTTCCAGAAAAATTTATTGAAATAAAGACAAATTATATGTCAGCTATGGTACAATCAAAAATGTTTGATAAAATTGCTCAGGAAGAAAAGTCTAAGATAATTGAAGCAATGGGAAATAACCAGAAAGCTCTGTTAAGCGACGGGTCTTATTTTTTAAGAAAGACAGTGAATAGAAAGGCTTTTACAGTAAAAGAGTCAGAATATATTAAATTTGAACTTAAACAACCAAAAGATAAAGCGGGAGATGTTTAAATGATTGAGCCAACAAGAACATTAAGCATAGAAGAAGATCGTATTTTATTAAATATTTCAAATACAAATGATTCTTGCAATTCTATGAAAGAAGAGGAAGCGGGTAGATATAGCAAAATTTATAGAGAAGAAAAACAGACTTATAAAAAAAATGAAATATCTTTTATGGATTTTTCTAACTTTGAAAATGCATGGAAATGTGCTGAAATGATTAGTAAAGCAAGATGTATACCAAAAGAGTTTCAAGGGAACCCATCTGATATTCTTGTTGCAATTCAGTTTGGACATGATCTAGGGATGAAACCAATGACATCTCTTCAAAATATTATGATTGTTAATAATAAGCCAAGCATATATGGAGACGCAATGCTTGCAGTCTGCATGGCATTCCCTGATTTTATTGATTGCATAGAATCATATGACAGTGAAACACAGCAAGCGTCTTGCACAGTAAAGAGGAAAGGAAGAGAGCCGCTAACAAGAATATTTAACAGAAAAATGGCTGAATCTGCAAGACTTTGGGGTAAGGTTTCATCTACAGGAATTCCAAGCCCTTGGGTAACAAACCCTGAAAGAATGCTTCAATTTAGAGCAAGGGGCTTTGCGTTAAGAGATATGTTCCCAGATGTTCTAAAGGGAATGCCTACTGTAGAAGAAATGAGAGACGTAGAATCTTTTAATGAGCCAAAGGTTATAGAATCAAAAAGTACATCTGATTCTATGAAAGAGCGCCTTAAGTCAAAACAATCTGAAAATTTATTAACTTCAAGCAAAAGGGATATTCTATGATTAACGAAAACAATCTTGTGAACAACATTTCAGAGGATTTTCCTGACCATTATAATTTTGATTCAAAAATTATAAGGCTTCAGTCAACATTGTTCTCAAGAATTAAGCTTGTTAACGTGTTTAAAAAGTTAATTGATAAAAACTATATGCCACTAACATTGAAAAATATAAATGTAAACATAGAAAATAAAGATGAGATAGAAAGGTTTATGATAAAAAGCACTAACTGGATAGAGTCTAGCTTAGTTAATCAATTTAAAAACTGGGCAATTAATAATGGATCTGATTTTCAAAAAAGTAGAGTTTCAGAGTATTTTAAATAGGAGAATTAAAATGTTAGAAGAAATGTTTGTTTCAAATGAAGAAAATAAAGAAAAAGTTGTTGATGATTCAACTGCTTTTTTTGATGATATAGTTAATAACTTGAATATGTTAAAAGAATTTTCTATTATCATGGAAGAAAGAATTTCAAAAATAGAAGAATTGGTTGAAAAAATGGTTGGACCTTTTGAAGACCTTAAGAAGATAATGCTGGATTAATTTTTATGGAATATTCAGTTAAAGATATTGAACAAATAGAAGAGGAATACTATAAAAGATTCCTTAACTATGTTCCAAACAAAAAGCAAGAACTATTTCATATTGCTGGATTAACGGCTCAAGAAAGGTTAATAACTGGAGGGAATAGAAGCGGAAAAACATTTTGTGGGGAAGAAGAGTTTTCGGCACACTGGACTGGAATATATAATGAAAATTGGAAAGGATATAGATTTGACAAGCCTGTTAGATGTTGGGTTGCAGGAAAAACAGCTTCTTTAATCTCAGAAACAATTCAGAAAGACTTGTTTGGAGATAAAGAACAAAATTTAAGAGGAATGATACATAGCTCTTTGATTAAAGAGAAAAAGAAGTCTGGAAACTCTGAGATGTATAGGACTGTCTATATACGACACATTTCTGGCGGTTCATCAAAAGTAACATTTAAGACATATGAAGAAGGAAGAGAAGCGTTTCAGGCTGGTAAAATTGATTTAGCACTAATGGACGAAGAGCCGCCATTCAACATTTATCAAGAATGTAAAATGAGAACAATGGCTACAGACAATAGCTCAAGAGGAATGATTGTTGTATGCTCAACACCATTAAAAGGATATAGCGACTTCTTTAACTACTTTATGGATGATAGACATCCAGAAGAAGTAAAAGATTCAAGATGGCA